GCAACTCTTGTTTATGCTAATGTAACTGTTGGCTGGGTAGTGAAGTCAACTAACCAATAGGAGTAATATTATGGCTCTTGTTGAGTTTCCTTTTGCTCCTGGAATAGATAAGCAGAGCACAACGGTAGGTGCAGAGAACAGATGGATAGACTCTGACAATGTTAGATTTAGATATGGTCTACCAGAAAAAGTAGGTGGTTGGTCTTCTTTAGTTTCTGATTCTATTGTTGGTGTTGTTAGAAAACAACACTCTTTTGTTGACCTTGATGGTAACAGATATGTTGCACTTGGAACAGATAAGTTTTTACTTGTATACTTTGAAGGTCAACTTCATGATGTTACACCTTTAAAATCTACTTTAACCTCTGCAACAATTGCAACTGTCAATGCTTCTCCTATTTGTACAATAACAAAAGCATCACATGGTCTAGCAGCTGGAGATATAATATTATTAGATTCAGTAACTTTACCAAGTGGCACAGGTTTTTCTGCCTCTGATTTTGAAGATAAAGTTTTTCAAGTATCTACAGTTCCAACATCAGATACTTTTACAATAACACAATCATCAAACGCTGGAGGAAATGTATCTACTGGAGGTAGTATAAGTATAAAACCTTATGAGCCAGTTGGTCCTGCAGCACAATCTTATGGATATGGTTTTGGTATTGGTAACTTTGGAGGAACAGTATCTGGGGTTGCAACAACAACTTTAAATGGTGCGCTTAATGCAGATACTGCTGGTACAGGAGGATCTGGTACGGCAATAACTTTAACATCGGTTACAGGTTTTCCAACAGGTGGTGGAACCATAGCTGTTGGTAACGAGCTAATAACTTATACAGGAATAAGTTCTAATGACTTAACTGGTATCACCAGAGGTACAAACGGAACGGCAACAATTGGTACATCAAATGGACAGGCACACAGCAGTGGTGCTACAGTATCTAATGCTACAAATTTTTCTGGTTTTGGTAGCGCAGTTAATGCATCAACTGTTGTATTAGAACCAGGACTATGGAGTCTAGATAATTTTGGACAAGTGCTTATTGCAACTATTGCAAACGGTAAAACTTTTACATGGAACGCAGGGGCCGCAGCGCCTTTGACTACAAGAGCATCTACAACAACATCTAGTTTTGAAACATCTAATAATCCGACTGCATCAAGGGTTACATTAATATCACCAACAACAAGACACTTAATTCACCTTGGAACAGAAACAACTATCGGCACTACAACTACACAGGATGATATGTTTATAAGATTTTCTGATCAAGAAAATATTAATACTTATTCACCCTCTGCAACAAATTCAGCGGGTACACAAAGACTACAAGATGGAACAAAAATAGTTGGTGCTATAAAAGCAAAAGAAGTTATTCTTATATGGACAGATAATGCATTATATACCATGAAGTTTATTGGTGCTCCTTTTACATTTAGTTTTGAACAAGTAGGTACAAACTGTGGATTAATAGGTAAAAATGCAGTTGTTGAAATAGATGGAGCTGCATTCTGGTTAAGTCCAAATGGTTTCTTCCTATTCGATGGTACGGTCAAATCATTACCATGTTCTGTTGAAGATTTTGTATTTAATAATTTTGATACTACAAAAGGACAACAAGTTGCTGCAGGATTAAATAATTTATTTACAGAAGTTATTTGGTATTATCCATCATCTAACTCAACTTTTAATGATAAGTATGTTGTATATAATTATGGTGAATCCGTATTAACAAAAGTTCCAGGTGGAGTTTGGTACACAGGAACAGAAGCAAGAACTAGCTGGATGGATGCAACCATATACCCAACACCATACGCTACAAAATATGATAGCACATCCAACGGAACTTTTCCTGTGGTCATAGGTCAAGATGGTTTAGGACAAACAAAATACTTTGAACACGAAACAGGGACCGATCAAGTTAATGAAGATGGTAGTACTACAATTGTAACATCTTTTATAAAGTCTTTTGATTTTGATATGCAGCAGAGGTCTTTTAAAGGACCATCGATAGCTGGTGAAGTTTTTTTAGCTGTTAGAAGATTCATACCTGATTTTAAAGATTTACAAGGTAATTCAAAAATAAGTCTAGCTATAAAAAGATATCCACAACAATCAGATAGCACAACAACATTAAGTCCTTTTACAGTGACTCCTACTACAGATAAAAAAGATACAAGAGCTAGAGGACGTTTTGTAAACATTAAAATAGAAAATGATGCTGTTAGTGAAAAATGGAGATTTGGAACATTAAGATTAGATATACAACCGGATGGTAGAAGATAATGGCTAAAATAAATATAAGAATACCAGAACCAAAAGAAGATTATAATGTATCTAACCAAAAACAAATAAACAGAGCTTTGACATTAATGAAAGATCAATTAAATTCTACATTTTTGGACGAAGTTAAACAGGAGCAAGAGAGATTCTCTTGGTTTATAAGTGGCTAATATATATAAAAATGAATTAGTAGATTTAACTACCACAGATAATACGGTGATATATACTACACCTTCAAGTTCTAGAGCTATAATTAAAAGTATATTAGTATCGGAAGACGCTGGATCAGGATGCGATATAACTTTTACTATAGTAAACGCTGCATCTGCAGTATTTAGTCTGTTCAAAGACAAAACAATATCCTCAAAATCAACAACTGAGCTGTTAACTCACCCTTTAATTTTAGAAGAAAATGAGGTATTAAAGGCACAAGCATCAGATGCAAATGAATTACATGTTATTGTATCAATATTGGAGATTAATAGAGACTAATGCCATTTATAGAAACAAAAGCTAAAAAAGAGATAAGAGAGATAAACGGTAAACCAACAGTGGTTATTACACCAGAATGTGAGGTTACCTTAAAAAATTTAAAGACGGGTCAAGAATACATGTCGGATGCAGAAGCAGATTCTGATGTTAATAACCCAGATACAAATACTAAAAGAGAAGATATCTCTAGAAGTGTAAAACTAACAGTGGAGTCATTGCCGATTGGTGGTGATTCAAAAATATAATTATGTCAATATTTTCAGCACCAAGTTTTTATAATCAAAGAGATCAAGACATCTATAATCAAGGTTTCTTTTTTCAACCACAAGAAATGTTTAGTGATGGTGTTTATACACCACCGACAACAACAAATATGGGTGGAGCTGCTGCAGCCACAGGTATAAATACAGTTTTAAATCAAGGCGGTGGCGGAGGCGGAAGCGGTGTGCCTTTTAGTGGAACCGCAACAGATCTAACAACTGCTTTTCAAAAAGCAGTAGATGATAGACAAAACAGACTTAATAATCCATCTGACAGATTTTTAGGTTTTAAAACAATGAGAGATCTGCCAGCAACTGAAGCAAGTTCAATCTTAGCTGAAAACATAGGTATTCCTCAAGAACAAACTTTCGCTGGTAAAGTACGGGATTTTTTAACACCGCAATCAGCAGATGAAATTATGGCTGAGGGTTATCAAGAACCAAGTTTTCAACCAGGTATTGTATCAGCATTTTTAAGTAGGTTTGATAAATTTGGAACTTTAAGTAGACCTGATCAAGCTTTTATTGCAGCTAACATGGGTTATACTGGCCCGACAGTATTTGGTGATAATACAACAGGAGGATCTAAAGATCCGTTTGGTTTAAATGTTAGGTCTGGTTTTGGTAACTATGCAGAAAGAGTTGGTATAGAAGCAACAAAACTCGGTGACTCTTTATCAGGAAGATTAACAGATAAATATCAAGATCAGTTTGGAATAACCGATGATGAAGAACTTAGTTATGATCCTATTACAGGACAATATATAGGAACAAATGCAGCAGCTGTAGCAAGAGCAAATGCAATGACTAAATTAATGAGAACTAAACAACAATACTATTTACAAAAAACAAAAGAGAGAAATGAACTTAGGGAACAAGAAAAGAAAAGACAAGAAGAGGCGTTTCAAGCTCAATTAAAAAAAGAACAAAGAGAGCAAAGACAACAAGACTTAGCTACAATAGAATCAGCCTATGACCGTTTTTCTAGAGGTGATGATAGTGCTTATGCTAGTGGTGCAGCTGGCGTACAGAGAGATAGTTCTGGTGCTGAAGTAGGCTACAACGACCCGTTTGATCCAGGTGGTGGAGAAAAAGACGGTGGTTTTATCGATGGTACAAACAGAAGAATGGATTTTATGATGGGAGGACTAGCAGACCTAGTCGATATATATGATTGATTATAACAATAAAACACGATACAAAGATAATTTAGGCTAAAATATGACAATATCTAGAATGCAGATGGAAAGACAACTACGAGCAGGTGGCGGACTTATGACATTAGAAGAACCTAGACAGAGGTTTTTTCTAGGTAAGATTGTAAAGAAAGCCAAAAGAGCTGTTAAAAAAATAGTTAAATCACCAATAGGTAAAGCTGCTGCACTATATGCTCTTACTGGTGGTTTAGGGGCTCTTGGAGCTGGTAAAGGAATAGGGTCTTTAGCTAGACTTTCTACATTTGCACCAAGCTCTGTATTAAGTAATTTAGGTGCTGCTTTTACGCCTGGCAGCGCGTTGTCAAAAAGTTTTTTAAAACCTTTATTTTTTGATAAAGCAGGGGCTTTTAGTTTAGGTAGAACAGCACTCACAGGTCTAGGCGCTGCAGGTATAGCTGCACCATTTTTGATGGGTGGTGGTGATGAAGAGGAAGAAGAGCCAGATACTCCGTTCACGGTAACACCAGATAGTATTGCTAATATAGTTGCACAGGCTAGAAATCAGGACCCAAGTCTAAGATTTTTACCTAAACCAAAATTTGTAGATAATTTCTACGCTGCTGAAGGTGGATTAGCTGATATACCAAGAGAAGGATACGACGAGGGTAAACTAGTATTAGGTGAAGGTTTTAAATCAGAAACATTAAAAAGAATGGCAATGGACATGTTTCAAAAACCATTAAGAGAGTTAACTGCAGATGAAATGGAAATGTTAAGAGAAGAATTTAATATATCAAAAGGTATTACAGATGCCAAAGAAGGTGGTATCATGGATCTAGGTGGTATGGAAAAAGACTATAGAGAGGGTGGTTTTGTGCCAATAGGAGCAGAAGAGCGAGCTGACGATGTGCCAGCAAGATTAAGTAAAAATGAATTTGTATTTACAGCAGATGCTGTGAGAAATGCAGGCGGTGGTGATATAGATAAAGGCGCCGAGGTCATGCAAAACATGATGGACAATCTAGAGGCAGGTGGTACTATATCAGAAGAATCGCAAGGTATGAATCCTGCGCAAGCAATGTTTGATCAAGCACAAATGATGGAGGGTAGATTAGCATAATGTCATTACCAGATTATTTACAAGATACAGCCAAAGATTTTGCCAAACAGTTAACAGCATCTACAGCGGTACCTATAAAAACAAGTGCATTTACAGGTAGACAGTTTGTTGCTGGCGAGGATCCTTTACAAACACAAGCAATTAATCTAGCACGATCTGGTGTTGGATCTTTTCAACCATTTTTACAGGCAGCACAATCAGCCGTAGGACAACAGGCAGGACTAACCGGTCCACAGGCGTTTCAACAATTCATGTCGCCTTTTCAACAACAGGTTATTGACACAACACTACAGGATTTTGATAGACAAGCTGCAATAGGAAGACAGAATATTAGAGATCAAGCAGTTACGGCAGGAGCTTTTGGTGGGGGTAGAGAAGGTGTTGCATTAGGTGAGTTTGAAACAGGTAATTTAAGAAATAGAGCAAATTTACTTGCACAGCTACAACAACAAGGATTTACACAAGCACAAAATTTAGCACAACAAGCATTTCAAAACCAAGGTAATCTAGCGGCACAACAGATGGGACTATCTAACTTCCAGAGAGGATCACTAGGTCAGGATGTTTCTGCCCCTCCTTC